GACGTAACCTGAAGCTGAAATGGGGAATGTTAATACTGTAATATTACTGTCTTAAGAAAGCCTTAAGGGGCAGATAGCGCCATATGGATGGGATCAGAAATAAGCAGAACTCAAATTTCAGGCAAGAAAAAACCCGATAGTCTCATTACTCTATATAAAACAACAATATAAAATAAATACAATGAGTTGATTAGTTATTGAGGGGTAGTAAATACTAGGGAGGGGTAACCTCTGTCGCCACTTTGTCGCCAGCTTTCATGGTGGTTAGCGGGTTGAACTGTACAGCGGTTTCTAGGTGCTCTGGTGCGAAGTGAGCATAACGCATTGTCATCTGAATATCACTGTGGCCGAGGATACGTTGCAATACCAGAATGTTGCCCCCGGACATCATAAAGTGAGCGGCAAAGGTATGGCGCAAAACGTGCGTGAGTTGGCCAGTGGGTAATTTAATGTCTGTAGTGTTGATTGCGGCCATAAAGCGGAAATAACATTCACTGAACAGACGGTCTCCCTCTAACGCGACTAACTCGTCATGAAGTTCTTTGCTGATTGGCACGCTACGGTTCTTTTTACCTTTTGTTCTGACAAAGGTAATTTTGTAAGGGCTAACTTGTGAGCGGGTGAGTTTCTCCGCTTCATTCCATCGCGCCCCGGTGCTGAGACAAACTTTTACCACCATTGGCAAATCTACCCGGCCAAAACTACATGCGGCCAATAGCGTTTTAATCTGCTCATGGGTGAGCCACGCCATCTCTTTTTCTGCCACTGCATACTTACGCAGGTTGTCTAATGGGTTCGGTAGGTTCCATTCCCCTAATCTGGCCAACTCGCTGAACATACCGCTCAAAAAACTTTGTTCCAGATTCACGGTGACCGGCTTGGCACCTTTCTTCCATTTCTCCGAAAAGTAAATCTCACCGGACAAACGCTTAGAGCGATAGTGAGCAAAATCTTTGCCACTCAAACTGTGGGCAGGAGGATCACCCAGTGCAGCAACTATTAATTTTAACTTCTGATAAACCTTTTCACCGGCTTCTAAAGAACGGCCATGCAGGTTATACCAAAGTTCGGCAACCTCGCTTAACGTGCGGCGGTCTGGTGCGTCTCCTAACCAAGGCTTATTACTTACCTGATCCATAGTGTAACGTTCAAAGGCTAGGGCTTCACCTTTGGTCGCAAACATTTTTCTTACCCGGCGACCTGTACGGCCTGCCGGGTAGCACTCACATAACCATTGGCCTGTTGGTTGCTTGCGTACTGACATTGATAACCCCCCTTTGAAGATAAGGAAGTATTTAACTGTATGCATAGACAGTGGTCAATGTTTGATTACTATAAATACATACATAAATTTGTATCATGTCACTTTAGTTGCATTACCTCTATAGCTTGGGCCATTATACTAATTACGCTTTGTTGGCGACCGAAATACGATGCGTTACTGGAGAAATAGCCAGCCAGCATTTCATCCCATATTTTCTTTTGTTCAGGGCTTGGCAGAGCAATTTTTTCTGAAGAGCTGATATGCTCTTGAATTATTCCATAGAATGCCAAAGATAAATGACTAGGGTATTTGAAATCATGAATGATATAATCTAATCCTTTAATAGATAGAGCTTTATAAATTGCATCAGGGTCTACTTTTTCGTTAACTACATCTTGAGCTATATTTTTATTAAAGCAATAGATATAGACTGCTAGTATTTTATACATTGAGTAACCAAAAATATTCTTTTCAGTGATTGGCTGATTAGATAATGTTTGGTAAAGTTCTATATATCTAGAAAAAGTTTCTACTTCTCTAAGCGATAGTTTACACTGCTCAATTAGTTCAATTATAAATGCATTTATATCAGGGTCTAGTCTTTGTAATGCTTCAGAATTATTCTTACAGTATTTCCAATGTTGTGAAGATGTGTATACGTTTGTATGTCCATCTAATTTATAATAGTCGGAAAGAGTGAATGAGAATCTTATGAATTTATCTAGATAGCGTTTGGCATCAACAGATTGACCATATATATGATTTATTGATGCCTGTAATTGTTGTGTGTTTGTGACTAAAACGAAACTAACATTTTCGACATCAAATACGTGCTTTATGTTTTCTAAAATAGAAATTGCAAAACTAGGTTTACAACGGTCTAATTCATCAATAAAAATCACCATTGGATTTTTATCTGAAATTTCTTTTAAAGCAATCTTTAGTGTTTTTATATTTTTCTCGGAATCAATATGATCTTCTAGAAGTGTTTCTACCGTTCCATCTATTGCAGCATTACTGGTTTCCTTTATTGCTTCTTGAAACTCTCCAGCTAAATCATCTGCATTTTGTCTCAGCACCCATCCCGCCCCTGCCTTTAGTGCTGTTTTTAAGCCAAATCTTAAAGCAGGCAATGCCTTTTTAATTAACGCTGGTCGTTCTGCTTCAGGCAAAAGAGTTACTATTGCTGCAAGAACCGTTAATATTGGAGAGTCTGTATGGTCTTCATTGAACGCATCGATATATACGGTTTTATGATTAGTATTATTTTCCTTTAATAAGTTAATCAGTTTATAGCAAAACTCTGTTTTTCCTGTTCCCCAACTGCCATCTATAATCATAGGGGATGTGTCTATATCTGAAGTGATAAGCTTGATTATTTTTTCTGCAATATTTTTTCTTTTATATTCATCTCTACTTTTAAATGTTATGTCACTATCTAAATTTATCATAATGAGCCACTCCGCTAATTGTTTTTATTCAGGTATCTCGCCTGAATCAATAAAGTTAATAAATTCATTTTCATCTAAAATGATAGCGCCAGCTTTACGGGCTAATAATAGTTTTGCTGGCCCTGCATTGTAGCCGTAACATAATAACTTTAAGCCTTTAGAAACGGTTTTTCTGACTAACATATTATTATTTGATGCTGTTAATTCTAACTCTATTTTTCTGTCTTTTTTAAAACCAGTAAAGCAGACGTCAAAAATCTCTTTCTTTTGATCTTTGAAATAGAAATTACCGTCAGTAATACCTTTATCAATGGCTACTAATCCCTCTTCTATTGAATTGACAAATGTATATATTCTATCTTTTCTAAATGTTTTAAGTTTGTCTTCCTCATCTTCAAGTAAGCTGATTCCTTGCAGATAAGTTTCATTCTCAGAAATGTTGTTTATAGATTGTACGCGTACAATATTTTTAGTGTTTACATAAACGAAAGTAACTACATCTGTCATGATAACTCCTTTTATTTAGTACATGACATTACAATTTTTTGAATGACTTTTATATCTTCTAAATTACATTCAAAAGCAAACTTCCCACCCTCAACTCGCACTTTTCCACCCGGAATACGGATAATGTCTCGTACACTGACCTTTCCCTCTATATCAACAACCCATTTGCCATCCTGTACTTCATCGAACTTGCGATCAGCAATATAGGTGACATCACCATCAAGGATAACAACCGGGTCTTTCAATCCATCAGGCAAGAACGCCTTATCGAACATATAGAAATTCGAGTCGTAGAGTTTTCCATCTAACAACTTTTTGCGGGGAATCTGCACGATATCTGTCTGTTGGGCGCTTTCAAACATCACATCTTCGCCCGTTGTTAACCAACGCAATGATGCTCCCGTCTCTAAAGCACACTGTATAACCCAATCAGATGGGAATGAATCACGCATATAACGTGTCGCTAGCGTACTTTTCGACACATGCAATTGATCGCAAAGCGCCTGACGGGTTGTAAAACCATAGGCTTCCACCATGCGCTCGATAGCGCCGCGGCCACCTTTATTTAAATCCATAAGATTTCACCGTGTGAACTTTTTTTATTGACGTTCGTTTATTGTGATCTTATAGTTCTCATGATTTCAAAATGTGAACTAGTACTATTCGTCACTAATAAGCACTGATAAAAGAGGGATGTTGCACTATGAGACCTAACATTTCAATCACTCTTCTGACCCCCCATGTCACAGTAGAGAAATATAGTGAATTAACGGGCTTAGATTCAGACACCATCAGAGCAATGCTTGCTGATGGCCGTTTAGTTCGTCACCGCCTGCGTAAAGATATGAAGCGTGAAAAAGTCATGATCAACATGGCCGCACTCACTGTAGATGCACTCTCGAATTGTGATATTGCAATCGCCTAGTTCGATATTGCGTTATTGGGAGGGTATCGACCATGTTTGATTTCCAGCTTTCTAAACACCCGCGCTTTGATATGTCATGCCGTGCTTTCGCCCGGAATAACAATTTAACGGCGGTTGCCGAGCAAATCGGTATGAAGCCGCAAATGCTGCGTAACAAACTTAACCCTGACCAGCCGCACCAGTTGAGCTGTATCGAACTGTTGACGCTCACTGACATTACCGAAGATCCAACGCTGTTAGATGGCTTGCTGTCTCAACTGCAATGTTTACCAGCGGTACCGGTTAATGAAGCCAATCCCGCTAATTTACCTATTCATACCCTGAGCGCTACGGCGGCAATCGGTGCTATTGCCGGTGAAACCGTAACAGCTGGGCCTATGACGCAATCCCGTAGAAACGCCATTCTTGACCGTGCGAATCAGGCCATTCGTGACCTGTCGCTGATTGTTGTATCGGTTGAAGCGCGTTTCCAATCCACGCCAGCACTGGCCGCAGCGTTTGATTTTATCAGCGCCAGCGGGCTGGTTCCGGGCCTGAACTGAGGAACTTATGAAAGTTTTCGCTAACTACCTGAAACAACAATCACCCAGCCAACAATTAAACCATTTTGGCCACGGCTGGATTGAATTACCAAACGGCCAACGCTGGCAACCTTGTGCCAGCCGAGTGGTGTTTCTAGGAGAATTACGTAAACCCATCTTTAAAACCAAACGCCGCCGGTGGTGGTTCCGTTTGATGGGATTAAGGGGGTAACCATGTCGGCTAATAACAGTAAATGGTTGGCTATTGTCCGTAACAAAGTTACGGGCAGTCACAGTCGGGCAAGGGTGATATGGGAAAAGCTACCGGCAGAACGGCGGGGGGTTTTGCTTCACTCCGCTGGGATGAAATCAGATCACTGTAACTACATGTGGGATGATTTTTCCCGTGAAGAGTTGAATCAACTGAGGCGAGGTATTCAGCGCCTGCGAATTTTGGTGGATTTGTTCGGCTCCATTGGGCCACTGGATTTTATGAAAGAGAACAACAGTACCAGGAGGCCGCCTCATAAACTGGCCCCGGTAAAAACTTACGGCCCGGAAATGATTGCAGCCCAATCGATGGCCAATATGCATTACACCGATAATTAAGGAAACACGATGAAAGCAATATCAGTAGATAGAAACGGCCTGTTAGACGACTTTAGCCACTGGGGAGTAGCTCATAATTACGCGCAATTTTTCTTAGGTAAATGTCGTTTGGCGGGTAACAGCGTCGAGTTACAGCCAGTTATGTTTAATGACACCATTCATCTGACTAACCCACACCAATGGTTTTCTGCTCATGCCGCATTTTGGTGCCGGGCATACCGTGAGGCTGAATCAAATAGTGATCAGGTCGAAGCGCTGGCCTCTATTCGAGCCATTTATCATATGTCCGGTTGGCTGGGATTAGGCTCTTTAACCCGCATGATTAATAACTGGTGGAATAGAACCATTGAGATCCACGGCTTGACGCAAATTAACCATTCCTGTGCATCAGCCAGCACTACCAAACAACTGCATTAATTAACCCACAACCATAAATACCAGCGGCCTCCCATCGGTGGCCGGGGATTTTTATTACCTAAATTCGGAGCAAACACCATGCATATGTACAAAACCATAGGACAGGAAATGAGAAACCGGGCGGCGGCTGAGTCCCGCGAACATGCTTTGCTGATAGCCAGAAAAGAGGCCCGAATTGACACCCTTGTTAAATTATCTGGCCATTTTGACCGGTTGGCCACTGACATTGCTAATCAGGGAATGTCTTCAACTGAGATTGTCGAGTTATTGCGACAGGTTGCGGAAAACATGAGTCGTGGACGGGTCTGGAGCGAATGACCACCACCATCCAGCGCCCAGTAAATGACTTTATGGACGGGGATATTTTATCCCTGTCTTTACCTTTTAATGGCGAGTTCAGCCGGGAGCCGGAGGGGCTACGCCGCCCGCAAGATATCAGCATCACCGAAGACGAACTCTTTGTTCAGAACCCTACCGACCACCAATGGCGCAGCCAGTATTTAGGGGGAATGCCCCAATTTCTGGCCCGTTATTTTGGTGATCGCTACTCCAACCTGTACCAATCAAAAGGCCGTCGCCATGCCAATACATTCTTACGCACTACGGTGGGCGAGAATATATTGCCACGTCTACAGATGGTTAACCGCCAATATCAGCCGGTAATCAAAGCTCCCGGTTTCTTACCGTGGCCTTTTGCTGATGATCTCGAACGCCTGCCATCATTTGGCCGAGATGAGTTACGCAACCTGTCCCACCGGGTGGCTGATTTTATGTCTGAAAGTTTTACCGACTATATCGAACGTAATTTCACCGGTCAAAGCAGCGATCCACAAGAACTCTGGAAGCGCACCCAACGCGCTTATATCTGCCTTGTAAAACTGAGCAAGCAAGTGGGAACTGAACCGCCGTACTGGCGGGAATTCAATTCCAGCCGCAAGACAATCAACCCGCGAAAAATCGAATCCGGCCTGCTGCGCATGATGGCACCGGATTGGTGGCGGGTGCGTTTAAAACGCCTGCGCGATGTGCGCCGTGAACATATGGCCATTGCGGTGGGGCAAGTACAGAAGTCAGCGTCAGCCTATGTTAGCCGCTCAACTATGGCCGAATGGGTAGAGCAAAAACGGCGTAACCGGGAGTTTTTCAAAGCGTTTGAGCTGGAAAATCAGGACGGTGAACGGGTTTCGTTAGAAGACATGGTGAATGGCAGCAACGCCAATCCCGCAATACGGAGATGTGAACTGATGGTCAGAATGCGAGGTTTTGAAGATTTAGCCAATGAAATGGGCTGTGTGGGAGAGTTTTACACCATCACCGCGCCGTCTAAATATCATGCGGTGTATCACGGTGGCGGCTTTGTTACTAACTGGAATGGGGCCAGCCCGCGCCAGACACAAAAATACTTATGCAGCGTATGGGCTAAAGCCCGTGCGGCTATTGCCCGCGCCGGGATTAATGTCTTTGGTTTTAGGGTGGTAGAACCGCATCACGATGGCACCCCACACTGGCATGTGTTGCTGTTTATGCTGCCGAAACACGTCTCACAGGTGCGTGACATTCTCTGCTATTACGCCCGGTTAGAAGATAGCGAAACATTACAAAGTCCCGAAGCACTGAAAGCCCGTTTCCATGCTGAACCTATTGATCCGGCCAAGGGCAGTGCAACCGGCTATATCGCGAAATATATCTCAAAGAATATCGACGGTTACGCGCTCGACGAAGAAGAAGACGGCGAGACGGGCGGTAATGCGCGAGACATGGCCAAAGCAGTCACCGCATGGGCCAGCCGTTGGCGTATCCGGCAGTTTCAGCAAATCGGTGGTGCGCCGGTCACTGTCTGGCGCGAGTTACGCCGCTTGCCCGGAGACGGGCAAATACTCCCGGATCAGGATATGGATAACGTGCGTTTTGCCGCTGATGTGGGCAACTGGTACGCCTACACCGAGTTTCAGGGCGGGCCGATGGTGAGCCGGGATTGCCTGACCGTGCGCCTGTCATATGAAATCACCGAAATGGGCAACATCTACGCCGAAGACGTTAAACGGGTTTTAGGTATCTATTCGCCGTTACTGGGGGAGAACTCCGCTGTCTGCACCCGTCTGGTTAAGTGGCAGATTGTGCCGAAGTTGGCCGAAAGCGCAGCGCAGGCCGAGGTTTTGGGTTTTTCTGGCGGCAACGCCGCCGCTAGGAGTTCTGTCAATAACTGTACGCCGGAGTCCCGGCAACGATTAACGGAAGAATTACGCCTTAGAGGTTTTGCCGGTGATGCAGAGGAAATCGCGATACTGGAACGGGGCAGCAGCCTAAAAATTTACGGTGACCGTTCAGTAAGGTTAAATAATGGTCGGTTAGAAGAGGTGTCCCCACTGCCAGAACACCAGCGTTGGCCGGGCTGGAATTGATTACGCTCATGAAATTCCGAGGAAACAGGCAGTTAGCTGTTTCCTATTTTCTCAATTTTATTATACTGTATATAAACACAGTGCAAACATAATGAGTGGAGGGAGTCGTGACGGATTTATTTTTTGAATCTTTAGCGTTGCAGCGCATTGATTTGGTTGCAAGGTTGGTCACGAATAACCAGTGCAATGAAGAGGACAGGGATTTGGCATTAGTTTGGATTGCCGAAATGACTACCGCATTAACCATTGAACTGGATAAACAGCAACAAAAAGGCCTCCATATCGGAGGCCAGTAGTTAGGCGGCTGATGCACTACCTTGCAACAGGTTAAGCATCATTTGCCGCTGCTGCGGATTCATTGAATCTACAACGGTTTTAATCAGTTTATCCCCGGATTTAGCGCTGGGGCTGATGGTGTGTGAGAAGGTCACATTCATTACAAAAGTGTGACCGCATTCCACATCATTACAGGCGCAATATAAATCTGATATCTGCCGGTGTTTACGGTTGGTTTTCCGGATAATGGCCGCGCCACCGCATTCAGGGCATAAGACTTTCATCACTCGCATGTTTCTGGCTCCAAAAGTGGCGAACTTCTGGAATTTTAACGTGTTTCTGCTCATAACGCACCCGATTGTGTCTCTTCAATGTCGAATTTAACGTGTAAATGTGCAGGGATCTGCGGGTCGTTGTTGATAGCGTCCATAATCATGCGTTGCAGCGGAATAACCTCATCTTTTCGGTAGGTTGCCCGCGCCTTTTCCGGGTCACCCAATCCCGCGTTGTTGCTGGGAATAATGCCCGCCAGCCCTGCCGGGTAACGGTGAGCGGTCAAAATATCCTGCGCACTGATATTCTTGATATTGGCAAATTCATCTTTGGCGCTGATATCGCCAATCGGGATAAATTTAATTCCTTCCGGGTCGCCTTTCGGAATGTTCACAAATAAGGTGCTGAAATTGCCGATCCCCTTGCTCTGTTCCAGACTTTTAATAATTTCGTCTTCCACTTCGGTACTGAGATTCGGGTCATTGGTGTAGATAATCCCGCCCGTATGCGCCCCGTTGTGATAGTAGCGGCGGCGAAAAATGGTGGCCTCGGAGTTGAGCAAGGCGGCATGAATCCCGCCGATGTAATCCGGCAGGCCATAAACCTGCTGCTGCGGGTCATACTGTTTAAGGTAAATAACCTCCTCCTGGTTAAAAACCAGCGGTTCCCCTTTCTGCAAAATCACGATGCTGTCGTCTTTACGCACCCGCAAATAAAGCGAGGGCAGCGGGGCCAGTGCTACCACTTCCCCCCAACCGTTACGTACTTTAGCAATGGCCACATCACCAAAGGTCAGATAATCGAAAACCCCTGCTTTCAATTCCTCATGGCTCAGACCGCCACCCACATAATCAGCCGCTATCCGCCGGGTTACATCTGCCGAAAATGGCCCGTGTTGAGGGGCCAAGCGAAGCGGTGACCAGTGGTGATATGGCTGACCCGTTCCGGCCCCGTTATGCGGTTAACTTGCAATTGTTGAATGATGATGGCAAGGCGGCGGCAGATACACCGGTTTACCCTGCTGTGCCGCTTCCCTTACCGATGGCCGGGGCAGAGTCGGGCATGTTCCAGTTCCCCCCGGCAGGCACATTGGTGGAAGTGGGCTTTACCGGCGGCAGGCCCGATAAGCCGTTTGTGCGCCAAACCTTATCACAGGGTAACAATCTGCCCACTGTGCTGCCGGGTGAACAGCTACAGCAACAGCGTGATGGCGTATCGCAGCGGGTGACAGTGGCGGGGGATTGGGAGCGTAAAACCGATCAGGTTATTCGTGAAGAATCCATGAGCCGGGTGATTACTGCCGACGATGAAACCCGCACACTGGTGGCCCGTGAAACTACCGTTCAGGCCACGGATAAAACCACGGTGCTGGGGATGACCACCTTACTGGCCGGTGCTATCCAGCAGATTAGCGAGGGGGATTACAGTCTGGCCACCCAAGCCAGTTACATGGCCAAAGTGGGCAAAACCTTAACCACCGATGTGGGGCAGGATTTGATAGAGAAGATTGGCAATATCCGCAGCAGCATAGCCGCCGCCCGACAAGATGTGATAGCGCCGGTAGTGTGGATTGGTAGCCAGCAGATTAACGTGATGGCGCTCATGCTGGATACGCTGGATGTGGTGAAAGAGCTGGCGCAGTTGACCGCAGCACATACCCATACCAATACCGGCGGCCCGCTAAATGCAGCCAGCATCACCGCCACCGGGGCCAAGTCAGACGGATTACGCAGTAAATACGCCCCTGTGATCGGAGTGAAGTAATCTGAGTATTAAATCGTCTGTAACGGAGGATTATCGGAGTAATTCGCATTATAGTGAGTTTTTGTTGTCCGTGAAATTTATGTTAAAGTCAGGTTAATTATGATGGATACATACAAATGAGAGGGAATTCAAAAAAATGCAAATCTGTAGGATGGATTATAATCGGCTGACCAATAACGGCGCAAAGGCCACGTTTCATTGTTATGGATTAGGAACTTTTGACGTATTTTCTGGTGACCGGCCTTATAGCAATATGCCTGAATGTTCAGATATTCCGCATTCCGCATTACCTCCCGGACAATACTGGATTGTAGATCGCCCTGTTGGTAGTTTGGGTAATCAAGTTCGTAACGCAGGTTTGGATTTGTGGAATGGTACCAACCATGATGAGTGGTTTGGTCTATTTAGCCACGAGACAATGAACGATAATTTATATGTTAACGGCGTGAAGCGAGGCCAGTTTCGGCTGCATCCGTTGCGCCCTGATGGCAGTGGTACCTCTTGGGGATGTATTACGTTCTTTCAGATTAGTGATTATGCGGTTGTCAGGGACAGGATACTTAAGGCTAAAAAATTTAGCGTGCCGGGCAGCACAGGTCTTATGGCTTACGGACGGGTGGACGTCACAGGGAGTAGAAACTTTGCGCAATGTAAGCTTCGCTAAAAAAATACTGCTGTTCATTACCTGTTTTATGAGCAGTTTTTTTATATTTAAGAATATTGATCAAGTTAAACTCTTCATCTATTCACTTTCGCGAATCGTTGATAGCTATATCGGTGGTGCTGACAGTGAAGGGAGCTGGAATGAGCTTCTTTTGGTTTTAATATTTCTGCTCGCGGTTTCGACTGGATTATATGCAGTGTTATCGCGGTTACTATTCAGTTCAAAAGCATAAGAGAGTCTCACCGGCGCATATGTTAAGTATGTAGTCTACAGTAGCCCGCCACTCGCGGGCTTTTTTACGCCCATCTAAAAGCACTGCCAGCGGCCCCACACGCCACGCAATAAACCCATCACCACACCGCAATACCCGAAATGGATCACGTCAGCCACGCCCCGCGCACGTAGCGGAACATGCCACGGAAGAAACGTAATCATGACGGAAACGGCACTACACCGCACCCGCCTGCACACTTTGCGTTATAAAGTTTTTTCAGTTTTAAATTCTTACAAAACAACCCGCCAGCCCGCGCCGTGACTGGGGCTTTGCATAGTTTCGCCAACTGAAAAGATTGAAAAGAATTACAGTGTTTTTCAGTTTTTGGATCTCGGAGTGGATCGCGAGAAAGGATTAGTACATTGAATTTAAAGGGTATTATGTGAATTACGTGATTGTTGATAAATGAAAGTAAAACTTTTAGGAAGTGAAGAAAGCCAGACAATCTCTGGCTTTGCATGTAATTTTAATCTGGCGGTAACTGAAATTGGGGTGAGGCTAGGCGAGTGGTTTGACTACATGTGTGCAGTGTGGATGGTCAGGTATTTTAGGTTCTTTGCCCCAATTCCCTTGTTCATATGAAGATATAAGTAGTCTGTGTAAGTGGCTTATATCATGAATTTTACCAGCCAATAGTTGGGAGCATTTAGAGCTGGCTTGTTCATCATTAGATGGCGGTACTAAACACTCAGTCCGTCCATTGCTTAATTCTTCTTCCATAACGGCTTGATTATAGAAGCGGCTCAACTGAGTTCTAAGGAGACGCTCAGGCCAGCCAGATGCAAAAACGCGATTATCTCCAGAATGGATTGAAGTATATCGAGGAATTGCAGTTTCTACTTCAGTTAATGCCTTATGAAAATCGATTTCTCCTTTGACGAGACTCGCTAAAACTTTTCTGAACTCCTCAAGTCGATGACCACCTTCAGTGACCTTTCCCACTATCGGTTTTTGGTTAATAAGAAGAAGTACTCTATCTCTAAGTGGTAGATTATTGTGTAGAGCTTCGGGAATCTCTGAAAATTCGGATGCAAATTTTATCAT